GTCGGCCTCGTTGTCGTCCGCGGGGCTAAAGCCGCGCGCCCGGGCGGCCGCGATCATGGCGTCCTTGTTGGCGTTTCCCTTGCCGGTCGCGAAACGCTTGATCGTGCCGACAGGGACGCCCTCGTAAGGCACGCCGCGCAGTTCGGCCCAGGCGGTCAACGTGGCCATGAGCCCGCCGTAGACATGCGCGGCGTCGGTGCCCGCGTGGCGGCGGACTTCTTCGAACCAGATCGCCTCCACCGGCCCGGACAGCCGGTCGATCTCGGTCAGCCAGTTCGTGAAACGCAGGTAACGCATGCCGCCACCGTCGAAGCGCCCGGGCCGAAAGCAGACCGTGCCGGTGGTGATGAGCCCGTCATGGCCGCGCAACCCGATCTGCTGCATGCGCTCGCGCAGGTAGTGATACTGGATCTCGGCCTGCAGATAGAAGATCCGCAGCGGTCGCGGCGGGGTGAAGCCGAGAAACGGCACCCCGGCGGCCATGTGCACGAGCCAGGCGATCAGGAGATCGCTCTTGCCCACCTTGGGCGCGCCGCCGAGCACCAGGAGCCCGCCCGGCGTCAGCACGCGCGGGCCGATCAGGTCGGCGGGCATGGGGCTCTTGTCGTCGAGCAGCTGCCCCAGCGTGAAGCTGGGCAGCTCGTCGGGCACGGGGGCGGCGCTGTCGAGCCGGATGAGCGGCGGCCCGTGGCGTTCGACATGGCGCGCCCAGAGGCGTTCGGATTCGCGCTTGAGCCGTTCCACGGGCCACTGGGGCCGCAGCATGGCGGCGTTGTAGCCGCAGATCGCCTCCCAGCCCTCGCTCTTGGACAAGCGGCCCTCGTGGACCAGCCGGATGAAATAGCCGATGGCGGCGGAGGCGCCCTCGAAGCGCGACCAGTCGTCGATGCCGCCCTCGCGCACCGGGGTGACCAGCACATCATCGATGGCAGGCTTGTCGGGCGTGGCGAAGTCCGGCGTCAGTGTCACGCCCGGCGCGGGCGGCATGTCGGCCACGGCCTCGGCGAACTCGTCGAGATCGCGCTCGAGACCCGCGTTCAACTCCACGATCCGCACCAGCGTCTTCAGGCCGTTCTTGTAATAGACCGAGCCCGCTACCCGGATCGGCTGGTGCGCCGAGCGGAAATGCATGTCGCCGCCGACCTTGGCGGCAATGTCGCCGCGCAACCGGCAGAGGCGGGCAATGTCTTCGCCCTCGATGGGTTCGGTGAGCTTCCACCAGACGTGGGCCTTGTGCCGGCCCTCCGGGGTGACGCCGCCGCTTTCCACCACCATGGTGGGCGGGCCGAGATGGCGCTCGAGATGCGCGCGCTTGGCGGCGATGTCGCCGCTGTCGATATCCACGACCACGGCCTGCATCTGCGCCACGTCCGTAGCCTTGGCCCGGCCGGTCTCGGTCACCGTGCCGGGAATGACGTAGACGGCCGCGCCTTCGCGCGCGGCCCAGTTCGCGAAGGTCGCCATCTTCTGGGGCGCCGTCTCGTCGGCCGCGATCCAGATGTTGTGCGGCCGCCCGTCGATCCCCTGGCCCTTGTCGATGAAGCTGCGCACCGGGATCAGCCCGTCGCAGTAGCCAAACACCACCTCCATGAAGGAAGCGATCTGCGCAGGATCCGGCTCGTCTCCGAACGGGTCGATTTGCGGTGCCGCGTCGTTGAAGTCGCGCCAGGGGTTGAAATGAACGAGGTTGGCCTCGGGGTGGTCGGTCGTGCTGTCGTCACGCATGTCGGTGTCCTCGGGTGGTTCGGGCGGGTCGGTGGTGTCCTTGCTCATCCGGGCAGTCCCCAGCAACGTTCGGCCCAGGGGCAGAAGCGGCATTCGAAGAAGTCGCGGTTCCGGGCCACGCGCGGCAGCAACTCGCCCGTGTCGGTGGCCCGCAGGATCCGCACCGCGCGATCCGACATGCGCTGCGCGAGCTCGGCGTCGAAGGGCACCAGCTCGTGGTGCAGCTCGGCGGTGTCCTTGTTGATCGCGGTGAAGAGCGCCGGATTGGCCGAGATGCCCGGCACGCTCGCTTCCATGTAGGCCTGGTAGAGCGCGATCTGGGCGGCATAGACGGGCTTGGCGACGGTCACGCCCTTGGCCACCGTCTCGCGCCAGTTCTTCGCGTTCATGGTCTTGCATTCCCAGAGCGAGGGTGTGCGCAGCCCCAGCGCCGCCGGCGCCTCGGAGATGATCCCGTCGACATGGCCGCGGATGCGCCCGCCCGCGACGGAGAAGCCGAACTGGCCGCCGTCCCGCTTCCGGGTGACGAGATCGAGCCCCGCCGCCCGCAGCCAGCGGATGGCGAGATCCTCGAGCTCATGCCCGATCGCGAAGATCCGGAGCGACCGGCCGGAGAAGTCCTGGCCGTCATCCTTGGGCGCATGGGCAAACTCGAACTGGAGCGCGCGCTCGCAGGACTGCCCCAGCCGGGACGCGCCGAGATAGTCCCGCGGCGGGGTCGCTGCGCTCTCGGCCTTGAGCGCGGCATCCACGGCGGCGTTGATTCGCTCGCCCATCGAGGGCCGCTTGTTGAAGTCCAGCATCAGAACGGGATCTCCGACTGGCTCGCGATCTCGGCCATCTCGGCGCGGAACGCCGCGACGGTGGTGACGATCAGCCTGTGCATGTCGTTCCGGCTCAGCTGGCCCAGCGGCCGATCCCAGCCGATCCGCTCCATCTCGGGCGCGAGTACGCGCATCACGGCGGGCAGCGCCTGGGTTTCCTCTTCGGTGAAATCGACCATGCTCAGTCCTTTCTTCGCTTTGCGGGTGAAGGCCGCCTGGCAGCCCATGGAGCAGAACCAGCGGCGGGTTTGGGTGCGGGTTGGGCGCGGCCGGTGGGGATCGAACCAGCCGAAGCCACGCGTGCGGGATGTGCAGACGGCGCAGAGGACCGGGCGCGGATGCCAGAGGCGATCAAAGCCCGGTCGATCCGCAGCCTCTGCGGGCGGGGATGAGACTTGCGCGACATGGCTCACGCCGCCCTCCGTTCCGGCGTGGCGGCGGCCTTGACAAGCTGTCGGATCGCGCGCTTGTTGAACCGGAAGGAGATCAGCGCCGAGGCGTGGTAGCGGGTGAGCCCGTAATCCTGCCGCTGCTCGGGCGAGAGGTATTGCAGCTGCTTCTCGGTGGGCGCCTGCCGCAGCCAGGCGCGGGTCTTGAAGGCGCTCTCGTCGCTCTCGTGCGCGTTCAGCCAGTCATCGGCCTGCGCAAGGCAGACCGCCCGCTCGCCTATCCCGAGAAGCCGGGGCTGCGCGCCCCGCCGGCCGCCGACCGCATACCAGAGCCCGTCCAGCCAGAAGATGCCGCCCCAGGCCGTGAAGCCCGTGGCCATCAGCGCCGCCTCGTCTCCGAAGAGATCGACCCATTGGAAGCTCGACCGCTTCAACAGGTCGATTTCGGTCATGACCACGCTTTCGAGCGGCGGCGCCCCGTCGCTCAGGAACTCGTATCCACAGATCGGGCATTGGCGGGCTGCGAGCGGGACCGTCGCCTCGCATTCCGGGCAGGTCTTCGTCGGCGCGACGCACGGTGTCGGATCGCGGCCGTCGAGATCGACGTCCTGCTCCAGCGTGCCGTGGGTCAGGCTCGACGTTCCGAAATCCAGCACCACGCAGTCGGTCTTGACGACGCCGGGATGCTCCTCGGGATCGACGGTGCGCAGGCCGCGTCCGACCATCTGGATCATGGTCGATTTGTAGGAGCTGGGCCGCAGCAGGATCACGCAGGACGTTGGCGGGTGATCGAATCCTTCGGTGAGCACGGAGACATTGACCAGCACGGCGATCTCGCCCGTGGCATAGGCCGCGAGGATGTTGCGGCGCTCGTCGGCGGAAAGCTCGCCATGGATCAACCCCGCCGGGATGCCGGCCGCGTTGAAGGCCTCGGCGACGTGGGCAGCATGGGCGACGGTGGAACAGAAAACGATGGTCGGCCGCCCTGCGGCCTTCTCGCGCCAGTGCCGGACCACCTCGTCGGTGACGGGCGCGCGGTCCATGATCGCCGCAACCGCGCCCATGTCGTAGTCGGACGCGGTCTTGCGGACGGCGCGCAGCTTCTCCTGCACGCCCAGATCGATCACGAAGGTGCGCGGCGGCACGAGGTGACCAGACGCGATCAGTTCGGCCAGCGTGACCTGGTCGCCGACGTTGTCGAAGACCTCGCGCAGCCCCTTCCGGTCTCCGCGGTTGGGTGTCGCCGTGACACCGAAGATCCGCGCGTCGGGATTGGCGTCGCGCACCCGATCGATGATCCGACGATAGCTCTCGGCCACCGCGTGATGCGCCTCGTCGATCACCAGCAGGTCGAGCTTCGGCATCGTGGCGAGATTGGAAGCCCGCGACAGCGTCGGCGCCATGGCGAAGGTGACCTGGCCCGACCAGTCCTTCGTGGCGGCATCGACCACCGAGGTGGTGATGCTGGGATTGACCCGGCCGAACTTCTCCCGGTTCTGGGCTGTCAGCTCGTCGCGATGGGCCAGAACGCAGGCCTTTGCGCCGCCCGCGACCATTTCACCCGCAACGGCGGACAACATGATGGTCTTGCCGGAATTGTGCGTGAGGGTGAAATCCCCCATCAGGTAGCGATGATCGCCATCGACCGTGAATCCGTGGTATTCGCCTTCGCCGACCGGATGCACGGTGAACCCGCAGCGCAGGACGTTCTTCTTCTGCTTGCGTGGCGGCGCCTGCTTGCGCAGCACCCGCGTCGGGATCAGGTCGAGGTCGCCCGAAATGTGAACACGGGTGTAAATGTTGCCACGAACCTCCTTCTCGGCAGAGGTTGCGAGAAACCCGAGGCTGCGTGCGACAAAGACCACGTCCCGGGCCAGTCGGGAAGATTTGCTGACGAACTCGAAACAGCGTCCGTTCACCAGGTGCCCATCCGTGTCGAGCAGGCCCGCAAGGATCGCATGGCGAACGTCCCGCGATCCCAGGCGATAGGCGTCGGGCAGAAACTTCTCGCCGGTGGTCCTTCCGTAAAGTCCGAGCTTGCGCAGTTGGTCGATCAGCGCGTTGTGATGATCGCGGTCATCGACGAAAAAATAGGTATTGGCCGCGTTGTCGGGCAGTTGCTCGCATCTGAGCCTCAGGCTCTGTCCGGCGGCGAACTTGTAGAGTGCATCGACGATTTCCACGTCCGGCGTGGTGATCGACACATTGCGGATGATGCTGCCGTCGCCGAGGATCACGCCAAGCATGTACGGGTCCAGGTCGGGTGTTTCCCTCTCGGGGAAATCCACGGGCATGCGCAAGAGCTTGTGCAGATGCCGGAAATGGTCAGACGCTGCGAGCCAATCGGCGATGCTGATATCGACAAGCTGACCTTCGCGGTTGGTCCCGCGTTTGTTGTGCCCTTCATTCGTGCGCACGAGCGTCAGGATGTGACCGAGATTGACCACGAAGGGATCGCCCTTCAGCGGCCGAACCTCGAACATCTGGTCCCGGCCACGATGCAGTTCGAGAACATGCCGAGGCGTGCTGCCCGGTCCCATGAGGACATCGCCGACCGCGATGTCTTCCACTGGCCTGACGGAACCGTCATGCATGAGGATCAACGTGCCCGGGGCATGGCATCCCGTGGGCGCGACGCCGAGCGTGTTGCCGTGCTTCGAGAGCGCAGCGAGGCTGCGCTCCACGAAGACTTTCTGGCGGGGACGAAGCCGCATCGGACGCCCCTCTACTCAGCCCAGGCCGGACGGCCCGGCACTGCCGGAGCAGTCTGCTGCTGCGGTGCCGCCGCCGGCTGCGGCGCGGGCGGCGATGGCGGCTGGTAGCCGTGGCCCGCCGTGCCCATGACCTGCGCATAGTCGCGATGGTCGGGCGTGACCGCCGCGCGGATCTCGTTCTTCTCCTCGCCCATCGCGTCGGTGCCGATGTCGATGCGCGCGACGAACTCCAGCCCGTCGAGATCGGCGAAGCCGTTGATCCGGCGCGCCGCCTGCGCCTCGGGCGAGGTGTCCTTGTCGGAAATCCCACGCGCCGAGTTCAGCATGCCGCGGACGAGGCTGCGGCCCATGTTGGCCCAGTCCGGCCCCTTGGGGCTGTACAGCCCGATCAGCGTGAAGATCTTGCGCCGGGCATAGGGGCCCTCGAGCACGGTGAACTCGCCGTTGAGATACACCGCACCGGTGGAGCCGCGGGTCGCATAGCCCCCGGTCCAGCCCTGCGAGGGATCGTCGAAGCCGCCGGGGCGGATGGTCAGCCGCACCTTGGCGAGCGTCCCCTTGGGGATGAGGTTCGTGTTCGACTGCGCGTCGTTGAAATCGTTCCAGAGACCGGTCATGGCGTGGGGTCCTTTCAGTTGGTGGGATCGGATTGAGGGGTCGCGGCGGGCGCCGGGATGCGCGGCGCATCGGTGACGAGCGGGCGCGCATCGATCGGCAGCGGCTGGCGGATCTTCTCGATGAGCCGGCCGAGATGCGGCGGCTCGAGCAGGTCGAGACGACCGGAGCGGTCCTTGGCCGGGTAGCCCCAGCGGTTCTGCGTTTGGCAGACGAAGACGCGCTGCGGCACACCCTTGTCGTCGGGCAGCGAGGTGAGTGTCAGCACCTCGTCGACGATGCCGGGCAGCTCGAGCCCGGTCTTCGATCCGTCGATCTGCGGGACGAAGACCTTGCGATTGAAGTCGTCGAGCTTCTCGTCGAGGATCCCGACGAAGATCACGTTCTTCGCCCGCGTGTGCTGCAGATGCGTGAGCCAGGCGATCATCTCGCGCCCGTGCAGCCCGTAGGCGCCGCGGATATCCGGCTTGCCGGTCTTGTCGGAATGCGCCTCCGGCTGGCCCTTGCACCATTGGAAGCAGAGCCGACCCGCCACGGTGATCGAGTCGATGAAGACCGTGTCGTACTTCTCCAGTACCTTCGGATCGCCGTACTTCTGGCAGATCGCCCGGTAGTGGTCCTCGCTGTAGGGCTGGTCCTTCCGCAGCGCCGGGTTGGGGCCGCCGATGAACACCGCGAAGTCGCGGCATTCCCGCCATGTCCGCGGGCGGATCGTGTCGATTGCCAGCCCCTCGATGGCGAGATCGCCGGCCTCGAGATCGAAGAACAGCGTCGTGCTTGCCTTGAGGGTTCGCAACAGCGTGGTCTTTCCCGCGCCGCTGGCTCCGAAGATCGCGGCCTTCACGCCACGCATCTCGGCCAGCCGCTCATCTGCGGTGATGATCGGAAGGGTCATGCCAGCACCTCTCCCCGCGCACCCGGCACAGCGCCATTGCCGCTGGTCACCGCGGCATGGAGCGCGTCCAGCCGGTCCGCTTCGGCGAGGCATTCGACACCCTTGCGCCGCATGAAGCGCCGCGCATCATCAAGCAGTGCAGGTTCCGCGATGAGATCCGGGATCGCGACGTATTCCGCCGCGCTCTCGACGAAATAGGACTTCGAGCGCAGGTCCTTCACCAGCGGCGCAAACTCCGCGCAGATATCCGCGAAATCCGCCTGGGCCGACCCGTCATCCTGGTTGCGCAGGATGCGCTTGATCTCCGTGACGATCCCCGTACGCAGCATGCGCAACGCGCCTTCCTCGCGTGCCTGCGAGCAGGTCATCGGAAAGGCCGTTTCCATGATGTCATCGGCGATCCTGGGCGCGTTGTTGCCGAGGCGGGAGGCGACCTCCCACACTGATGCGGCAAAATCCGCCGATCGGCTATTCAGCATCGAACCACTCCGAGATTCCGTTGAAAACTGCCGCGCCACGGGCGATGGCCTCGGCGTCGAGGTGATGAAACGGCTCGTCCCGAGCCTCGCGCATGCCTTGCCGAGCGAGGGCGAGGTTTTCCTCGGTGGCCCATTCGACGAAGGCGCGAAACGTTCCGGTCACATGCTGCCAGGCCGCGCGTGCCGGCGCCGGCGGAACGTGCAGCGGATTGCGACGGCTCGCGGGGCGCTGTGGGCGCATCCCCCGCATCGCGGCATCGACCACGACCTTGCGCAGGGCTGCCCGGGTCGGCTCTTCTCCCTGCTCGAGACGCCGATCCAGCGCGCGACGCACGATGCCAGGATCCGCAGCTTCGGCATCGCGGATCTGGCGGGCCTCGTGGATCTGGTCGCGGCGCAGGCCGAGATCGGCCGCTGTGGCAATCTGGGCGTTGTCGCGCGCAACGCCCAAACCCCGACCTTCTCGCCCGCGTGCCACCTCGCCGCGTGCCTGCGCGGCATCGTATTCATCGGCAAGCCGGCGCTTGGCGCGGGCTTCGATCTCGAGCGCATGGGCCTGTGCGCGATGAGCCGCCGCGACGAGATCGTCATGGGCGCTCTTGGCCTTCTGCAGCCGGGCGGCGCGTTTGGCCACGTCATAGGCCAGACCGGCCATGTCACGCGCCTCGAGCACCTCGGCCGCGGTCTTCGCGCCCGCCAGCGTGCTTGCTGCGCGGTCGATCAGGCTGGGAAGGTCCTTCGCGTCGTGGGACATCGGAACAAGCGCGGTCATCGATCCGCCCCTTCCGGCTTGATCTCGACCTTGAGCGTGCCTGGCCTCACGGTGCGGGCGGGCTCGAAGCCCTGGCGGATCGCCTCGGGCCAGGCGGCGTATTTGCGCTCGGGCACCTTGTAGGTGACGTCGACATACTGGCTGGGGTCGTCGCCGGCGGCGCGGATGCGCTCCACCATGGCGGCGAGCTGCTCCTGGTCCCAATCCACCCGCTTGGGGAGGTCCGCGACCACGGTGAAATCGCCGTCGTCAAAGCGAACCGCGCCGGTGTCCTTGCCCCGCGCCCGGCGCTCTTCCTCGGCGCGGGTTGCGTAGCGAATGGTCAGCGCGCCATCCAGGCGGGCCTTCGCAGCTTTCGCTTGTTTCAGGCGCTCGTCCACCTCGCGCTGCAGGATGGCGAGAAGGTCGACGGGAAGCTGGGCGATCTCGGCCACGTCGAGACGAACGAGATCGCCGGACGCGGGGGCATTGTCGGGGTAAGGCATGAACGGATCTCCATGATTGGCGAACTGATCGAAATAGCGGCGCATCAGGCGGCCTCCTGCTCTGCGAGCAAACGGTCGAGCGGCATGGGCGTCGCCTGCGGCCTCGGCCGGGCGATGGCGAGATAGGCGAAGCGGTCCGGGCCGAGGCGCTGCTGTACGAGATGCACGAGCCCCGCCTCGAAGGCGCGGAAGGCGGCGGAGGCGAGCCCTGTCAGCCGCCGGCGGTCCTTGTCGGGCAAGGTGGACATGCCCGGCATCGTGTCGATCCCGAGAAAGCCCCTGTGGTATTCCAGCCAATCACCTGGCGTGGCCTGACCGATCCAGGCACAGAACTCGACATCCGTGAGCGGACGCGCGGCGCGGATCACGGGCGTGAAGGCGGTATGAGGCATGACGTCTGTTCCCATGTCCTGCCTCTACTCATCGGTTCCGGAAAGCGTCCCGGCCGGGTCCGGGGCATCGGCGTAGATCGCGACAAGGGGCGTTCCGTCCTGATGGGCGCCGGCCTTTTCGATGCGATAGGTGCGGTGGCTCTTCAGGACCTCTGGCAACTCCCAGCGGCGGAAGAGCCCCGGGATGCGGACCAGTTCGCCTGTCGAAGCCGGATCGTGTGATTTCATCGGGTCATCCCTGGTGGCGGCCCGAAACGGTTCCGGGCCATTCGATCGAGAAAAGCCACCCGGGCATGCGAAACGGGACATTGCCTCAGACGAATTCATCGAAGGCCTCCCGCAGACGCCGTTTGGCGCGCTGGTAGCGTTTGCGCGCCGCCGCCTCGGACAGGCCGAGCGTTCCGGCGATCTCGCCTTGCGTGAAGCCATCGACCGCCACCCGCAGGACCAACTCGCCATCGCGGCCGATCAGCTGTTCGACGTCCCGGCGAAGGAAAATCGCCTCGGCTCCGCATGTTGATCCAATTGCGTCAGGATCGACGTCTCCAACGGATTTCCACCGGGCGGTCTCGCGGCAATGAGCGCGCAGGGCATCGCGCTCGACATTCCGCAGCACTGTCGCGGCGATCCGGCTGACCCGGCGCAAGTCGAGACCGCGCAGGGTATCCGTGGCCCGCGCGAGCACGTCCGACGAGACGTCATCCGGACTCCCTGTCTTGCGCCACAAAAGCCGACGCCGGACCGCGTCGAGGCCGGGCCAGAGCGCGAGAAGCAACAGTGTCAGGGCGCACTCGGATGCTGGATCATCGACCTGGGCCGCACTCGTCAGGGCCCTCAGGATGCGGTTCTTGCGCTCGGCCGGATCACCGGCTCCGTGCAGCACATCGAACAGCGCGGCTGGATCGACGAAATCGGCAAGCGCCGGGTTGCTGCGCCGGAGCGTCTCGAAGGATTGCTGGAACTGAAGCGTCGCGGAACTCATCACGAGGCTGTCGTGAATCTCGTGCCATTTGAAGGACATCGGACGTCTGCCTTTCGGCCAGGCGTCGAGCGCCTTCTCGTGGCCAGAGGGACGTCGCGCGTCTCTTCGGTTTCGGGGGGGGGTGGCTGCGCGCGCGTTGCCGCGCGCTTACGGCTTGTTCGTTACGTTCAGCGACCCGCAGCCGGGACAGGTCGCAAGCACCGGAAAACCGACGACATAATCGAGGGGCTTCCGGCGGATCTGCATCTGAGTGCCGTTGGTCTTGCCGAGGAGCCTCCCGCAGTCATGGCACCGCCACTCCCGCGTGAATTCGGCGTCCATGGCGCCGCTTCCGCCCCCAGAAGGGCGACGTGGCCGATCGATGCCGTGTTTGGAATGTTGGTTCATGCGGCGCCTTTCTTCGTGGCCTTAAAAAATCTGGACGTGCGGGATCGTTCGAAGCAGCGCATCTTGCTGCTTCGTGGCGAAGTCTTCAGGTGGACCGGATCAGTCGGCCTTAGCTGGGGCCGTCCTTGTCAGGCCCAGTCTTCTTCTTGGGACGCCAACCGGGGGAGGCAGCAGCCTTCCGGCTCTTGCGCGCCAACTCGCGCGCCTCGCGGAACTCGGGCTCAATTTCGGCGAGTTTGTCGACGAGGCCCTGCAAGTCGTACATATTCGTCTGCCTTCCGCCGTGTTCGCCGTAGCGCTCGTGCCGACGCAGCAACCCCTCCCGTTCGAGGTCAGAGATGTATCGCTGCACCTGGCGCTCGCTGATGCCGAGGCGGGACGAAAGTTCCTTTTTGCTCGGGTACGGTTTGCGTGCGGCGTCCCACCAGTGATCGATGATCTGAAGCAGGACGGCGAGCTGAGACGGATTCAGGTGCAGCCGACGTTGCGCGCGCAGCAGCAACGACGGGATCATGCAGAAACCCTGCTCCATCACCTTCACGCCCCACTTGTCCGCGTTCGCAGACCGACGCGGCTTCTTGGGCCGGGTTGCCGTTTCTGATTGATTCTGTTCGGTCATTTGTGTTCTCCTCGCCTCAAAAATGCAGCCTGCCGGGGCTCGACACAAGGCTCGGAAAGTGGACGTTCGTGTCCTTGGGGTAGAGACAGATACATCTAGCCCCCGAAGTCGTCAGCGTCTCCTGATGAAGACACCAAGTTACGCAGGAGAATGTGAAGGCGCATAACAAGCATATGGAACCCCCGGACACGGATGACCTATGGAGGAGCCCCTTGAGGACGGTTTATGCGGCTCAGATTCCCGGTGTCAGGCTCTTCTGACAGCAGCTGTCCCGATCAGGCCGACCACTTGGCTTTTCTCTCTCAAAGCGCGCTGCAGCCAAGCGCCGCATGACGGAGACCAAGTTGAAACGCCCCAATCCCCTGCCGCCCGACATGATGAGTCCTGGCGAACGCCGCACCGAACTGTGTGGTCTTCTGGCGCTCGGGCTGGTCCGGCTGCTGCTGCGCGAGCGTGGGAAAGATCCCGAAATTACCGGAGAAATTCGCCTACACTCTCCGGCGATCACATGCCGTCATGCAACTCCAACTCAAGGGGAGAACGCATGACGACACAGGATCCCATCCCGGCGCGCCTCGCCGCGCTCAAGACCATGAAGACACCGGAGCTGAAGGCGCAGTGGCGCGAGCTGTTCGACAGCGAGCCGCCGCCCTTTAACCGCCGCTACCTGGAAAGTCGTCTGGCCTACCGCATCCAGGAACTCAGCCTTGGCGGGCTGAAGCCCGAAACAATCCGGCGGCTGGAGCGGCTGGGCGAGGAACTCGACGGCGGCGATCGCAAGAAGTCTCGCGTCCGCGCCGATGCCATGCCCATCGTCGGCACCCGCCTGATCCGCGAATGGCAGGGCGTCGAGCATGTCGTCACCGTCACCGCCGACGGCTTCGAGTGGCAGGGTCGGCCCTACAAGTCGCTCTCCGCCATCGCCCGCGCCATCACCGGCACACGCTGGAACGGCTGGGTGTTCTTTGGCCTGAAGTCACGGAGGCGCGCATGACGGACGCGAAGATCAAGCGCCGCTGCGCCGTCTACACCCGCAAGTCCTCCGAGGAAGGGCTGGAGCAGGAATTCAACTCGCTCGACGCCCAGCGGGAGGCTTGCGAGGCCTATATCGCCAGCCAGCGCTCCGAGGGCTGGGTGCTGGTGCGCGATCGCTATGACGATGGCGGCATCTCCGGCGGCACGCTGGAGCGGCCCGGCCTGAAACGCCTGATTGCCGATATCGAGGACGGGCTGGTCGACGTGGTGGTGGTCTACAAGATCGACCGCCTGTCGCGCTCGCTCGCGGACTTCGCCAAGCTGGTCGAGGTGTTCGACCGGAACGGCGTGACCTTCGTCTCGGTCACTCAATCTTTCAACACGACCACGTCCATGGGGCGGCTAACGCTGAACATCCTGCTCAGCTTCGCCCAGTTCGAGCGCGAAGTGACGGCCGAACGCATCCGCGACAAGGTCGCGGCCTCTCGGCGCAAGGGCATGTGGATGGGAGGCGTGCCGCCTTATGGCTACCGGGTCGAGAACCGGAAGCTGGTGATCAACGACGAAAGGGCTGAGCACGTTCGCTGGATCTTCGCCCGCTTCCTCGAGATCGGGTCGGGTACGGAACTTGCGCGTGAACTCGAGGCCAGAGGCATCCGCACGCCGCGCGGCAACCGGATCGACAAGAAATACCTCTACCGGATGCTGAACAACCGCGCCTATATCGGCGAAGCGGTCCACAAGGGACAGAGCTACCCCGGCGAGCACGAGGCCATCATCGACCGCGAGACCTGGGACCGCGTCCACGCGATCCTGCAGGAGAGCCCCCGCAAGCGCGCCGCGCGCACCCGGGCCGAGACCCCGGCCTTGCTGAAGGGACTGTTGTTTGGCCCCGACGGCGCGGCCTTCTCGCCCACCCACACCCGCAAGGGCGGCAGGCTCTACCGCTACTATGTCAGCCAGACGGTGCTGAAGCACGGCGCGGGAGCCTGTCCCGTCGGCCGCGTTCCGGCCGGCGAGATCGAGGCGGCGGTCATCGACCGCTTGCGCGCCGTGTTCCGTCAGCCTGAGATCGTTGCGGGGACGTGGAAAGCGGCGAAGGCGCAGGACAGCGGCATCACCGAAGCCGATGCCCGCGCGGCGCTGCAACAGCTGGATCCGCTGTGGGACGAGCTTTTCCCTGCCGAGCAGGCCCGAATCGTGGCGCTGTTGGTCGACCGTGCCGACATCAGCACCGAGGGGCTCGACATTCGGCTGCGCATCGATGGGCTGAGCGGTCTCGCGCGGGAGATGCTGGCCGGTGAAACCGGGGTCGCGGCATGAAACCGGCGCCCGAGACCATCACCCTGCACGTGCCGTTCCGCGTCGCGAAGCGCGGCGGACGCAAGGAGGTGCAATTGCCCGACGGCGCGCCGGTGCAACGCCGCGCCGACAACACGCTGGTCAAGGCGCTCGGCCGCGCCTTCCGCTGGAAGCGGATGCTGGAATCCGGCGAGTTCAACACCATCAATGAGCTGGCCGAGCACGAGGGCATCGCGCCGTCCTACATGACCCGCGTCCTGCGCCTCACGCTGCTCGCACCCGACATCGTCGAGGCGATCCTGGACGGGAAGCAGGGGCCGGAGGTGACGCTGGGGAGGCTGCTGGAGGGGTTTCCGGTGGCGTGGGAGGGGCAGAGACCGGACCAGACGCGAACTGGCCAACTCACTGGAATCGTGCGAAAGTGCAAACGCCACAACCGTTGATTCCTTGACCAGCGGAATGCTCGGAAGGTTGACTGGTTCGACGCTACCCATAGGTTATCATCGTTTGCCGATCACAAAATATTGGTTTAAGCAACTAACAAGGTCACAAAGGAGCAACATGATGACGGCAGCGGAAGACCTTCGCAAATTTTTGGACGGAGCCAAGTTCGCGACGGTCATGGCTGATCCCCCATGGCGATTTCAGAACCGAACAGGCAAGATAGCTCCAGAACACAAACGTTTGGCTCGCTATCCAACCATGACCCTGGAAGAAATCTGCGAGCTCCCGGTATCGGAGCATCTGGAGGATCGCGCGCATTGTTATCTTTGGGTGCCGAATGCGCTACTCCCGGAAGGCCTGAAGGTTCTCGAAGCGTGGGGCTTCCAGTATAAGTCGAATATAGTCTGGGAGAAGATCCGCAAAGATGGCGGTCCAGATGGGCGTGGCGTAGGTTTTTACTTCCGCAACGTCACTGAGCTCTTATTGTTTGGCACCCGTGGAAAAAATGCGCGAACCTTGCCGCCGGGACGCAGGCAAGTAAACTTCATCGAGGCGAAAGAGCCTGACGGTGATCTCATGAAAACCCGCAAACGCGAACACAGCCGAAAACCGGATGAACAATACGACATCATCGAATCGTGCTCATGGGGTCCCTTCCTGGAGCTGTTCGGGCGCGGACGGCGCAACGGCTGGACAGTTTGGGGAAACCAAGCAGAGGACGACTATAAGCCGACTTGGAAAACGTACGCATACAACTCGTCGTCCGCCATTGCTTCTGCCGAGTAGCTACTCCTGCACAACAGAGGCTGGCAAGCCAATTAAAAGTAGTGGGCACGGATTTCCCACTCCTCTGCTAATGCGATCCATTAGTTTATCCCAGTGCGTTGTGGCTTGGCCGAACTTGTCATTCACGAACTGCTTCGAAAACGCTTCGGCGAACGGCTTCTGCTGATCCAGGAGCCTTTGCACGGCATCGCGCTGCCGCTTGGTACGGTCCTTCATGCCGAAGGCTTTGACCATCTCACTCTCATCAATGAAACCGTGCTTCTCGATGCAGCGTTGAACGATGCGAAACAGTCCGTTCTGGAGGCTAGCACCCCGCGTGATGATAACCCCCACTGATATGGCCGACTGAGCATGTAGGCGCTGGAAGTTTTCTAAATCCCTGTCAAAGAATGGATCCTTGTTGTTCCACTCAATCTCCAAGGCGATATTACCCGCCTCCGAATAACGCACATGGTCTATCTCATGGCTGTTCGAGACTGTCTCCTTGTCGTCAACGATTAACTTGAAATTGAAATTGTGCTTCGGCCAGCCAAGTTCATAGAGGCGTCGACGAAGGCGTTGGGTAGATAATGCCTCGCCGCCACCTGAACCGATAAGTTCTTCGGCTGGGATCTCGACCTCCATTAGCGCGTCCTCCAGCTCACTTGAAATCTCAGGGAAATCCACGGTCAAAATGGCCCCCGCATGGTTGCGGATAGCTATGTCAAAACCCTTTTTCTTAAGCTTTTCGAACATTTTTCCTTTTAACGCCAATTAGACAAGATACTCAGTCTCTTGAATTTTTCGAAACCCTAATCCTCTCGCGCTGACTTTCTTCCCCACCAGCATCTCTCCGGTAGAACGCGAGACTACACAATTTAGGCGCCCACAGTTTCCCCAATCTGTCTCACAAGTTTAGGCGGGGGGCTATCGAAAACCTGGCCATTCATGCATAAAGTCTCACTCCGTACCCGACCCCAACATTGTCCGGAGCGGCAACCATGCCATCCTCCGCTACCGAGATATCGATGATGATCTTTGATGTGTGGATCGCTGTCAACGTGGTGCTTAAACTGTTCACTTAACCTTCTTGGCTGACGAATGACATGACGGTTTCGATGGGCCGTCGTCCCTGGTTGCGATAACCCAGATGCGGGCGTTCGGTGTTGTAGTGGACGAGCCAGGCATCGAGATCGGCCTGGAGCGTTTCCACGGTCTCGTAAAAGGTCTGGTAATCCCCCCCGAATTTAAGGGGCTGCAAAAGTAGAATTTTCTCGGCAAGATGAACGAGCAGATTCTGAATGAAGACAAGCAGATACACAGAGGCGCAGATCATCGCGATCCTGCGTCAGGCCGAAGGTGGTGTTCCGGTGGCCGAGCTTTGCCGCGAACATGGCATGAGCAGCGCTTCGTTTTACAAGTGGCGGGCGAAGTATGGCGGCATGGATGCGTCCATGGTCAGCCAGATGAAGGCCATGGAGGAAGAGAACCGGAGGCTGAAGCGGATGTATGCGGACTTGAGCATGCAGAACGACTTGCTGAAGGAAGCCCTCGGAAAAAAGTAGATCGGCCATCTCAGCGCCGCGAGATGGCCGAAACGGCGGTAGAACGACGGGGCGTCAGCATCGCGCTGGCGTGCCGGGCCTTCGGGGTCAGCGAGACCTGTTATCGTTACAGCCCAAAGCTGAAGGACGAGAACGAGGTGATCGCCGATCTGCTAACGGGGCTGACGGATGCCCGCAAGACTTGGGGGTTTGGCCTGTGTTTCCTGCACTTGCGCAACGTGAAGGGCCATCCGTGGAACCACAAACGCGTCTATCGGATCTACTGTGAGTTGGAACTGAACCTGCGGATCAAGCCCCGAAAGCGGCTGAAACGGGAGAAGCCCGACGTTCTGGCGGTCCCCGACAAGCCGAATATGACCTGGTCGATGGATTTCATGGCTGACAGGTTGGGTGACGGTCGTGCGTTCCGCCTGCTGAACGTGCTTGATGACTTCAACCGTGAAGGACTGGGGATCGAGGTCGATTTCTCGCTGCCTGCCGAACGGGTGATACGAAGCCGCGACAGGATCATCGAATGGCGGGGAAAACCGGCCACGATCAGGGTCGACAATGGCCCCGAATACATAAGCGAAACGCTGAGAAAATGGGCTGAGAGGCACGGTATCGCCATACAGCACATCCAACCGGGACAGCCGCAGCAGAACGCTTATGTCGAGCGCTACAACCGGACGGTTCGGCATGAATGGTTGGACCAATACATCATCGAAAGCATAGAGGAGGCACAGGATCAGGCCACACAATGACTCTGGACATATAACAACGACCGCCCGAACATGGGCATCGGCGGCATCACACCCGCAATGAAACTGAAAATGGCCGCGTAAGTTCTACGGATGCACCCCGCTAAAAATGGGGAGATTACCGTCTCGCGCATCTTCACCCGGAAGAACTCGTCGAGCACGGTGCGGTTGAAGCGCTCGACGAAGCCGTTGGTCTTGGGGCTGCGCACCTTTGTTCGGCGGTGCTCGATGTCGTTGAGGTCGAGGTAGAGCTCGTAGGGGTGGTTCTCGGTGCCGCAGAACTCCCGGCCATTGTCGGTGAGCACTGCCTTCACCGGCAGGTCGAGGTTTCGGTGGGTTGGGGCACGGTTTTCTGAGACAGCCGCGAGCGCTATTTCCGACAGGAACGGGAGTAGAACATGACTGACAGAACGAACGAGATGACAGGCGCTACGGAGGCCGCGGCCCCGACGACGCGCGCCCATGACGCTGGCGGCGGCGGGGCCGCGGCCGGTGGTTCGAAGCGATTATCCGCGAAACGCAAGCTCGCGATCGTCCAGCGCCTGCTGCGAGGCGAGAGCCTTGAAACCGTGTCACGGGATGAGAACGTCCCGGTTCACCGCCTGACCGAATGGCGCGAGAAGGTGCTTGGTGCGGCCGAGAGCGCGTTGAAGGCGCGAGAGCGGGACGCGCGGGATGAGGAGATCGCACGGCTTCAAGCCAAGGTGGGTGAGATCACCATGGATAACGAACTGCTTTACGCGAAGATCGACAAGCTGGAGGCCGGACGCCCTTTTGCCCGGCGGAGGTCGAAGAGATGAGCCAGGCGTATTCGATCTCCACGCACCGCCGTTTTGGTCTGTCCCGCGTTTGCGGGGTCTGGGGCGTTCCTCGCGCGACGGTCTACCGCCACCGCGCTGCAGCCAATGGTGGAGACGCTGCAAATATGGGGCGGCCTCCAAAGCGACGGGGACCGCAAGGAGCCTGCAGTGACGCCGAACTTCTGGGCCATATCGAGGCGGTGATCGCCGCCTCGCCCTTCTCAGGCGAAGGCTACCGCAAGGTCTGGGCGCGGCTGCGGGTCAAGGGTGTGCTCACGGCCGCCCGCAGGGTCCGGCGGGTCATGAAGGAGAACAACCTGCTGGCACCGCAGCGCCCTGTGCAGCGGGACGCCCACCCGCATGACGGCTCCATCGTCACCGCGAAGGTCGATGAGGTCTGGGGGACCGACATGACCCAGACGATCACCACACAGCAGGGGCGCGCCTACGTCTTTGTCGTCGTCGATCATTGCTCTGGGGAATTCATCGCCACCCACGCCTCCTCAAGCGCAAGCCGATGGGAGGCGCTGGAACCTGTTCGGCAGGGCGTGACCCTTCACTTCGGCGGCGTCCGGCCCAATGCCGCGGAGGGGCTGACCCTGCGCCACGATCACGGCTCAAACTACATGTCGGAGGACTTCCAGAATGAGATCAAATGCTTCGGCATGGTCAGCTCCCCGGCGTTCGTCAGGCAACCGGAAGGAAATGGCGTCGCCGAGAGGGCGATACGGACCCTCAAGGAGCAGCTCCTATGGGTACGGCACGTCGAAACCGTCGAGGAGCTACGCGCCGCGCTCGCCGAGTTCGCGGCGCAGTACAACGCATCGTGGCTTCGCCAGCGACATGGGTACAAAACGCCCAATCAGATCAGGGCCGAGCAAAAAGCCCTTGAAGCCGACGCTGCCACGGTGGTTAAAATGGCAGCATAACCAGCGCAAAGCGCTGTCTCATAACCGTGCCCCAGTACAGGTCGAGGTTTCGGTAAAAGGGCAGCACGTCGTTGTGCAGCACCGCCACCGCGGCCTCGGGCTGCTTGGAGACATGGAGAAAGCCGAAGGCGTAGCTGCCGTAGGTGTCGACCACCGCGTGCAAGTAGACCTTGCCCACGCCTTTCAGCGTGCCGACGAAGAAGGTGTCGGCGGACAAGAGTTCCCCCGGAGCGCTTGATTCCACATGCCTTTCGCGGAAGCAGGGGTTCTGCTTCTCGAGGAACGCCACCTGTTCGGCGCTGAGCTCCATGGCTCGCTCGGCGTGCTTCGCCTCCAGCGCCAGCCAGCGGTCGTAACGCGTCCCCAGGCCGTTCTCGTTGAGGATCTTCTGGATGGTGATCGAGGACACACGGATGCCCTCCAGCGCCAGCATCGCCTCGAGCCGGTTGCAGCCATAGGCGGGGTGCTCGAGCGCCAGCGCCTTGATCTTCTCCACCGTCTCGGGAGGCGTCGTCTACGGGTGGCTCTTGTGGATCGGCGGCAGGTCCTTCAGCCCCTCGAAGCCATGAGTCTGAAACCGCCGCCGCCATTCGTAGAAGCTGGTCCGGTCCATGCCCCGCTGCCGGCACGCCTCCGCGACGTTCCCGAGCTCCTTGGCCAGTTCCAGCACGCTCAGGCGCTGCTGCGCCACCTTCGTCGCCGCATCACGCGACGCACGCTTCTGCGATGTCGATGATTGTCCCAT